ACGTCCACCCCTAAGGGCTAGTGGTGTCCTCCTCGGGTGCCCCCAGCTTCACCCCGCGGTCCCCCCGCCACGTCAGGTAGCCGAACTCGTCCAGCGGCACTTTGTAGTGCTGCGGGAGCTGCACATACGTGGCCGGGTCCGGCTCGGCCGTGGCCACCAGAACCTTCGGCGCGCCCGCGGTGAACGTCAGCGTTCCGCTCAGCGGCGGAAACTCGGGCAAGTCCTCGATATCGGGACCATCGGAGATGTTCGCGAGGAACCGGCCGACGACCTTGCCGTACTTCAGTGGATCCAAGGCTGCCATTCAGTCCTCCGTCTCAGGTTCCACACGTGGGATCGGCATACGGATTGTTCGCCCGTCGCTCGTCGGCTTCGACCGACCACGCCTGATAGTCGATCAGCGCCTGCCGAATTCGATCCCTGCTATCGGGGCGCGGATTCGCCGATGCATCAGCAATAATTCCGACCATGTCATCGAGATGCCGCTGGTTCTCGATCGATACCGCCGAGCGTGCGACCAACGTGGACCGGAACTCGGCGTTACATTTCTGCTGGTCGGCAGACTGCATTGCCGCGAAAACCGTACTGGCCACCGCCAGCACAGCCACGACGACCAGCCAGTTCGCCTGTTGCCGATCGGTGCGCGGCAGCGTGGGAACGGTGATCCTCCGGTCACCACGCCGGTATTCACGCCAACTCAGCGATAGCCCGGCGAAGAATCCGATCGCGATGCACGACGCACCGAACAGCAACTGCAGGACGACGTCACTCATTGGGATCATCACCTTGGGTTTCCGGGTTTCGGTTTCGTGACGCCTGGAATCGCGCGGCTCCGAGTAGGCCGATGATGGCGCCCATAATCCCGTTCACTCCGGTATTCCCGGTGTAGGAATCGATAACCAGGGGCGCGAAGATATTGCCCGCCCAACAGACCGTCACTACGTACACCAGCACGGTTAGTGTCCGCGTCGACACCCCGAAGTCTTGGCCGCTCATCTATACCCTCCTCATCCACCACGCCCCGACTACTACGAGCCGGAGTTCCGGCAGCGAACAGGGCCTCACTCCTCAGCACGAGGACGCGCGGCCGGCGACACCTTCGACCGGATTCCCGCGGTGAGCGGTACCCCCAACGCGAGAGCCAGCAGCGCGGCGATCAGGTTGGCCGAGTCCTCGGCCATCACCCCACTGGCTACGAGGTAGGCGAAAGCCGCTGTGAGGAGCGCTCCCACGCCCGCGGCGACCGGCTCACGCTTCAGCAGATCCTTGAGTTTGCTCACTTGCTGTCCCCCTCGATCTGCGCGAGCACAGCGGCGGCGCTCTTGTCGCCCTTGGCCGCCTCGCGTTTCACGAGATCCACCGCCCATTCGACCTTCTTGAGCGCTTCACGCTCGACGTGGTCCTCGTGGACGCGGCCATCGATGTTCAGCACGATCCCGGCCAGGGTGTCGACCGGCTTGTTGTCCTTGCGGTACTTCGACCGGGACGGGTACTTCTGGGTCAGCTCCCGGTGCACGTCCTTGAGCAGGGTCCGCTCTTCGGGTGTCATGTCTTCTCCCGTCGGGTTGTCGATCAATGCCTGTACGTCCCGGCGGAAGGCGTTCATGTCGATGCCTGCCGGGTCGATCTTGCCTTCGCTCGAGTACTCGTGATGCGCCACGCAATCGCGCGAATCCCGGCCGATCCGGCGCAGGATCGCGGCCGATCCGCGCTTGTAGGCGTCGAGCTGCGCGGCCGTCCAGTCCCACGGCGGGGTGCCGCGCGAGACGGCCTCGATGCCGATCGTGTGATAGTTCGCGTCGTTGGTGGGCCAGCCGGGGTGCGAGCCGCGGCCCGCGTGCCAGCACACACCGACCGCGATTACGCGATAGGTGCCGTCCTTTTCGAGTACGAGCTGTGACAGCGGGCCCGCGAGGTCGCGGCGCCCGTACTGCACGACGCGCCAATCGTCGGGCCCGCCGCCCGCGGTGTGATGGCACAGCACCCCGCGGATATCGCGGAAGTCGCCGTGGCCGCGCTGGCGCCAGCCGTCGTGCTCGATAACCTTGAGGCCCTCGGCCCGTAGCACGTCAGCGAGCCATGTCGGATCACCGGTCCAGGACATCCCGTGCCTCCTTGATCTTGTCGCGAAGGCGCGCGACGATGCCTTCGTATGCCTCGGATTTCGTGTCTGCCTCGAACTGGATGTCTCGCGGATGCACCGCAGCCCAGCGTCCGTCTTCCAGCGGCCCGACCTTGATGTCGTCGAAGTCGTAGAAATCCTCCGGATCGGGATCCGGCCAGTTGCCGTCCTCGTCCGGGTGGATATGTAGTCCTTGGTCGTAGACACCGGGCGGGCCGCCGGGTGTCGGCCGCCAACGGACGGTCTCGAACTCGGGGTGGTGGCGCCATCCGCGTTCGTGGAGGTACTGGGCGATTCGGGGCGCAAGCTGGGTGTGGACTGTCGCCGGTTCCGCCATCTTCCGGCCGGCCGGATTCCGCCACTCCGGCAGATGGATCACTACGAGATCCTCGGCGAGGACCCGAATATTCGGGTCGGCTTTTGGCACGTCACCCGGATCGGGCAGCTTGCCGTCGATCGCGAGCTGCATGTACCGCTTCCACTTCTCGCTGACCTGCACGCCCTCGACGGGGCTGGCCTGATACTGGGGTGTTTGACCGGCCTTGAAGTGGACCTCTTCGCTCACGTCTGATCCTTCAGTGATTGGGCCATAATGAGAAGCTGCGCACCCTGCGTGACCACGGTGTATGTGCGTGACCCGGAGATCCGGAGGATCGACACATAGACGGTCGCGGTCTGGTTCGCAGCGACAGTGGCGTGCGTGGAGTCCGGGCCGATGGCCTGCTCCCACCGTGGACAGAAGATGATGTCCGTGGAGTTCGGCGCAGACAGTGGATACCCGAACCCGATGAGCGGCCCAGTCGCGCTACCGAGCCGAACCTCCAGGATCAGGCGGGTTTCGTCCAGTGCCTGCACGGCCACTTTGATGCTGAGGTGTCCTGACATGACGATCGGCCTGTAAGCGACCGGCTGAGCGGGGATGGTCATGGTGGCCACAACCCGCTCTGTGGCGGAGACATTAGACGCGCCGGCGAACTGGCTGCCCGCGATGGACCAGGGCCCGTACAGCTTCGGGTCGGGGGTTGGATGCCATTTCTCGTCGGCGGTGGCCCAGGACAGGATCGACCCATCCTTGGCGTCGGTGATGTCAGCGACATCCTCGGCGTCGGCTATCGCCCCCGCTGTGCCGGGATCGCCTGCCTCCCCGACAGCGCCGCGGGGCAAGGTGATCTGCAGCGTCTGATTCGGGGCGGTTCCGGTTATGTTGGCGGCCGCCGATGATCCGACCGTCCCGGCGACAGCGACGCCGGTGAGTTGGTTGGCCGGGCCTTGTTTCCCGGGCGCCAGGAAGGCGTCGAGGAATCGCACCCAGTCCACGCCGGTCCACACGTACAGGGCGTTTTCTGCCACGACGCGCCAGGCTTTGCGGGCGTCCGCGGTGGTGAGCGGAAGTGCTTCGAGGGTGGCGAAGTCGGCGATGTCACCCTGCCAGGTCCACGGCCATGCGGGTGCACCCTGTGGACCGGCCACGCCGGTTGGTCCTTCGCGGACTTCGATGAGCGCGTCGCGGTTGGCGAGTTCCAGGGGGTTGACGGTGTAGGGCAGGCCGATCGGGTCACTCACACCCCGCATCGTCACAGTGACGTCACTGCTGTAGACCTCGGTCACGGCGCTCCCGTCGCAGGTACGGCCCACACCGCGACATGCGCGTACGTGCGGGAGAAGGAGTAGGTACCCGACCCCTGGTTACGTCTCAACACCAGGTAGATGGCGGCAGCTACACCGGCAGCGATCACCCCGACCGACGACGCCGGCGTGAGCGCGGACGTCTGGTACTGCGGGATCAGCTGGTTGTACCACCAAGCCTCCGATGACAATCCGCCACCGACGGCGACCACCTGCCCGGCCGCCGACCCGATACAAGCTTCCAGCTCCATGCGCGTCGAAGGCGAACCGCCGCCAGCCCGAACCGCTACCCCACCGAGGACCATCGGCCGCCACGCCACATCCTGTGCGGGCACGTTGACGATGGCGATCGTGTTCGGGTTGGTGCTGATATTGCTCGCCGATGCCGAGAATCCGGCGCCACCATCCCACGCCGCGGCTTCGCTGATCGTCCACGGGCCACGCCACCCCGGAGCCGGGGTGGGCTTCCACTTCTCCGCGGTCTCATCCCACATCGGGACCGCGCCATCGACAGGGGCAGCCGACTCCTCATAGTCCGCAGCGCCGCGAATCGGACCCGGACTCCCCAGCGGCCCCTGAACGCCTTGCACTCCGCGGGGGACGGTGAGGTTGACCGTCTGCGCCGGAGGGGTTCCGACAACCTCGACGAGGAGGGCGCTACCCGCGGGGCCGGTAGTGACTGTGCCGATCGAAAGATCGTTTACCTCACCGGGCGGGCCGGGCGCGCCGACGGCCTCCGGGACCGCATCGCACGATGGCCCCGTGCGGGCGACCAGATCG